CTTCAGTGGCCATATGGAAGCTGAGTTTGCGGAAGCGGTATTCCTGAAATCTTGTGGCAAACGCACTCGCTTTAGGCAGAAAACTAGTCAGCCCAGGCTGAATAGAAGCTGCATAAGCAATATCGAACGTACTGCCGCCCAATAGCGTTTCCGCTATTAGCTCGGTACCTGAGACAATCACCTTGCCTTCAGCACCGTGGGTCACCTTCACATCCTTCATGACAATGCGAGACTGAGCCGCAACCGGTGCAGCGAGCGGCACGCTCACTGCATGGTTACCCCGCAGAACCGATTCACGGGCTTTGGTGTTCGCCTCGTGCGCAACGCTTTGTTCTGCAGCTTTGATTGCTTTCGCCTCGACGCGTTCTGCACTCGCGTATTGTTGGAGCGTTTTGTATGCTGCTTCACCAATGTCATATGCCTTTGGATGTCCGAGAAGATGATTCACGACAGACTTCAAAGTTTGGCTTTCCTTACCGTCCATGTCAAATTTTTCATTGCCCCGTACATTTCAGTACGTAGCTCCTAAGGCAAGGGTCGCTACACCCTTTCGCGGTATTTATTATACCCCCCCGCGTAGTAGCCGTTGAGGAGACCCGTGCTCACAGGCAGTCGCGCTCAATCATGACTTGGAAGCCAGGGTGCTGCCAAGCATGCGGAAAGCTGCGAATGCCACGGATCTCTTCCTCCATTTGGTCAATTGCGAGCGGTCCGAGCCCATATCTCTGCTCAATGAACTCATAGACCGCCGCGTCAAGCGCGTGCGCTTGACTCGCCATTACCTTGTGCTCGAACGCCTTGGTGCGCTCCTCGTTCTCAATACCCAGCTTGAGCAAGTGGTCGATGTAGACGGACATAACCGGCACGTGTGCAACTGTCTTTTGCAGACCACGTGCGACGCTATACATATAGCGCCCCCACTTATTGGCGCCCCATCGCTCCATTCCTTGCGAGTGGGTTGCCCAGCCGAGCCGTGCCAACACACGACCTATCATCGGTGCCAACACAATTCCATCTTGAGACGGGTAAAACAAAGCACTTAGGAATGTGCAATTGGCCACATGTGTGTGCAGTGACATTTCAGATTCGATACCCATACTGCGCACAAAGTCCAACAACGCTTGCGTGTTGGGAAGTACGCGCACGAGCACCACTACGTCGTCGCCCATTACTGCCAGCGCAAAGTCTTGGCCAAGCACGAGACCAATGCTTTCCAGCGCTGCAATCCAACAACAGGCGCAGGAGCACGTGTTGCCGAATGTGGTGTCGCTGTCTCCCGAACGTTTGACAGCGCGCACACAGAAGTTGACGCCTTTCACTGAAACTCCACGGACTTGCAAATTCTCCATGATTTTCGCAGACAAGACCTTGGGTGGGCATCCCAGTCCGCGATATATCTCAACTTGCGTGTCAAGAGCTGCCTCTTTAAGGTGCAGGTCAAGCTTGACAGCATCAATTTCCAGGATGTAGGGAAATTGAGAATGCCAGTGCGCAAACCAACTGCCAATATCTTCAGCTGTTTTGCCTGGCCCATAGAGAATAGGCTCGTGGCCACTAAAAATTGAACCCATGCGCTTAGAAGCTGCGTGAAACCAGGGACCAACAGTGACTTGTAACCTGTCGGTCATACCTTGAATCGCTCTAGGGGCATACTCCATAAGCACACTAGGCGCTTCCTGCTTGACGAATTTCTCCACTTTTGGAAATAGCTTACTCACCATATCGCGTGCATCCAATGCGTGCGTTTCAAGTGATTCCCGTGCAGCTCGAAGCTGATCACGGACAGCGGTACTATATCCTTCCCGCTGTAGCCATTGTTCGAAATTGGTTGCTTGAACGAACGTGTCAAGATCGTCCACCTTCTCTCGAACCAGATGTAGAAAACGTTTGGCGGGTTGCGCCCAGGCTTCCATACTAGTGCCAATAGTTTTACGTGTAACTCGACTGCGCACACTGGTGTACAAGGAACACCAGCAGGCTGCGGGTACTGTCACGGGGCAGGACTTTGAGTACCCACCAAACAGCCAGGCGCCGATAGCTTCACGGTTGCATTGACACTCGCAGCGGTCGACCGAAACCTCAGCCGGCCTGCTATCAGCAAGAGCCGGGAGTCCTCGGGCTGCATACGAGCCAGCCGGTTCGCGCTTACCATCGTCCAAGGGTGGCAACTCCAAGTGTCCAAAATCGCCCTGATGATATGCGTAAAACGGTGTTATGGTCTCATATTCTGGTAAGCACGTGTCGGTAGTGAGCCGCACGGTTGGGTTCTGCGCTTGACCAAAAGCCAACGGTGCAAACATGATCAACAACAGCATAAACCAATGGCTCCGGCCAGTTGGAATGCCGCGCTGAACAAGTCGCAGTCGGGTACGATCGCTACCGGCCCACATGGTGCCAGCAAGCAGGAGCAACATCACGTAGAGCCCCATCATCGCATATCTGATGCCCGTCAGAAAGAGAGTCCAGACGGGCCCCACGTGTTGGTACAACGCGGGTGCGAACTTAATGATGGCCAACAACACCGCAACAATCGCGAGGAACCGCGAGGTGTGATCAATGGGATCCACAAGTTGCACTTGGTTGTTGTACTCCGTACGGACGCGGGTACGCATGAGCTCTACGTCGCGGGTCTCAATCTCCCCAGGCGCGGGGAAGTTGAAGACTTCGCCAACGGCAAGCTCAACGATCGTTGGTCTCAAAGACGGCGGTACGTCGACTTCACAACGCGGAAATCGCCCCTCCATGATCAGGTTTGCACGCGCATACAAAGCCGTACGAATACGGTTGTCACGCACGCATCCCATCGCAAGAGAGCGCAGATGCTCCACGAGTGCTCGCGGCACAGGGAGGTCACCAAAACCGTCCAAGCGCCGACAGTACACGTAGTCAGCGAGCGGCAGATACAGCCGCCCTTTCAGACCCGTGCGCGCGAAGTCACGCGCGAGCTCGCGAGCAGTGTTAGCCGTAGCAGCAACGGGCTTGATTTCGCGTTCGCGACACCAAACCGCCCTGTGGATCACCAGGTCACCCATGATGCGATCCACCTGCCACGCCAACCCACCGAAGGCCGGCTCTGTGGTGAACCAGTCGTCTCCGATGCTGTCGCGATAGTCAACATCTCCATTGCCCTCGACTCGGGCATGGACACTGCCATCTGGCATTCTTTGGTACGTGTACTCACCCCGGAACAACGTGCCACTGTAGTGCCACCTGTGACCCATACGGTACGTCACCGAGGCAGCCATACAGCTGTACACCTCTTGGGGCGTGTGCCCGCGCTGCACCAAAAACCGCTCGAAATCAAGGTAAAAATCACGAACGGCCGCTGGCGAAACGGCATACACATCGCAGAGGATCAGCACGAATGGGATAGGCCAGTCATCATCATCGGCGAAAGCATCGCTGACGGTCTGATACCGAGCAGCAAAATGAGGGCAAACCGACAACTCACAATGGCATGTGGTGCCCAACGCGCTACCAGAGCGAACGTTGGTTGCGGCGCGCTCAACGCGCAACGCATCACGGATGTCAATGTTGGGGATCTGATGATGAACGGGAAACTGGCTTGGAGTGGGTACGGGTGGCTGCAGTTGGAGGCACCGCAGCCTTGTGTTGGACTCACCCGCGAGCAGGTAACAAGCTCGGGGCCGCGCTTTCGAGATTACGTGAGCATAACCAAGAGAGCGCAACGCTGCCGCGTACGCATGCTCATGACTGGTGCCGGGCACCATCGTGATGGCGCCGAAACCAGCGAGTGCCTTGTACGTAGCGTCGTCGAGAATGTGGTTGATGCGAGCACC